GTGGTGGATTCATGGCAACCTGTGCTTATGACAACTTTTTTGCGTTAAGCGTGCTATATGCCTCGGATACATACCAGAAAGAACTCGAAAAAGTTCAACGACAACGCCAAAATCGAAGAGACGGCGCAGCGTTCTGGTATTGCCGTTCGCACTTTGAAGGATTACCAGTCGAACGGATGCGACATTTACGACGATGACGCAATTCGTGATCACATCCGAAAAAAAGGCATTTTACCAAGACAACTAAACGCTGAATGGTATGGCGGCGAATTGCCACAAGTAAGCCAAGACATCCAAGGGCTGAAAGATGCATTGCTAAAGACAATCGACCGAAACGAGGCGAGCAGAATCAAAACACAGATCGATGGCTTGCTTTCCGCTCAAAAGTTGGAAGTATTGAACGCAAGTTATATCTCAATGATTGAAGTAAAAGAAGCATTCATGAAACTTGGGAGCATCATACGATCTGGGATCATGCGGATGCAAGCCGATTTGCCTCCCGCGCTAGAAGGTCAATTACCGTCAACAATGGCAAAGATCATCGGAGAATCAGCGGAAAAGCTACTGACGCAATTGAGCGAAACTGAATCAGAAATTTGGCAAGATGAATAAAGTCGAAACTCTATTTGATGCATTCCGCAGCGCGTGCCGTCCACCAGCAAGAACAACGCCTAGCGAATGGGCAACGGGACGGGTGGGGCTTTATGAAGGACTCTCGCCAAACTACGAAGCAAGCGCAGCACCATGGCTTAGAGAGCCGCTTGATGCATTTGCTGACATTGACGCAAAGGAAGTTTGCTTACTTGCTCCAGTTGGCACTGGCAAGACTACCATGATCGAGGCGGCACTAGCTTTCGTCGTTGCCGAGGATAGCGGCGGCACAATGATCGTAGGACAAACTGACGCTGACATCAAAGATTGGGCAGAGACTCGGATGCAATACACTTTGCGTAATACCAAGGACACGGCATCTCTTTTACCGACTGGCAAGAATCGCCATAAGATGCGAAAGGACGCAATCATTTTCCCTCACATGCCTCTATTCTTAACCGGCGCAAACATATCGGGATTGCAAGCTAAATCCATGCGCAGAGTGCTATGCGATGAGGTTTGGACATGGGAACAAGGAATGATTCGCGAGGCAGAAGGACGTTTGCACGATCGCTGGAACCGACAGTTTTACCTTTTGTCTCAGGGTGGATACATTGGGGACGACTGGCATAAGAAATGGAGCAGCACAAGTCAAAGAGAGTTTTCCTATGAATGTCCCGATTGTAAAACTTGGCAACCTTGGAAATGGGAAAATGTATGGTATGACGAAAGCATTGAAGATCGCATCACTATGGCGCAAACGGCGCATATCAAGTGTTGCAACGCTGAATGCTCACACATCATCCAAGACAAAGCACAGATTCGCCGAGAGCTAGCCACAGGTGCAAAGTATATCCAAACAACCGACGGTATGCCAGACAGTAAAGGCTACCATTACAATGCGCTTTGCAATTGGAGATTGCCACTGTGGAGATTAGTCATTGAAAGATGCAACGCCATGGACGAAGTGAGGCGCGGAAACTTAGATCTTTTGCGCCAATTTGTGCAGAAACGTCTCGCGGATTTCTGGAGTGATGAGCAAGAGGACAATCGAGCAGAGTTGACTGGAGCTGGTTATTCAATCGCCGATTATGACAACGGTGAAAAATGGGAAGATGAGATCCATCGATTCATGACAATTGACCGACAAGCTGACCACTTCTGGGCAGTGATTCGCGCATGGGCAAGCGATGGTAGATCGCGCTTGCTGTGGTTCGGAAAAGTGGATACATGGGAGCGATGCAAAGTTATTCAGGAAAAATACAAAGTCGAAAATGTAAAAACTCAAATCGACTGCGGGTTCCAAACGGATGAAGTTTACAAGAGATGCTCGCAATACGGGTGGCTCGCATTACGTGGCGACCGGCGCGAAAGCTATCCGCATCCAACGAAAAAAGGAAAGCCAATCTATCGCAGTTATTCTCGATATCAAAACGTAAAAGCATCCAATGGAAAAGATACAAGAGTTTGCTATTGGTCAAACTTAGCGCACAAGGATTTGCTTTTCAGATTGAGAAACCAGCAAGGCGTTGAATGGGAGATACCAGACGATGCGGGGCAAGAGTATTTGCGGCAGATTGATGCAGAGGTTCGCCGTGGAGAAGGAAAGAGCGCAATATGGAAGCCGAAGCACAAAGATAACCATGCTACCGACTGCGAAGCCATGCAGACCGTTCTGGCATCAATGATGCGATTGATCGGAAATCCAGAAACTGAAGAAGAATCTCAGTGAGATTTGACACCATGCGCCATTCGTGGACGTATCGGCAAAACAATTGATTCAAGCGTATTATGACGCAGCTCAAGACGATCCGTCTTTGTTGCGATCGCTTATTGCGGCAAGAACTGCCGCGCTAACTGGAATGCTTTCCAAAGGCGGCGGTAACACGCTGACAAACTCTCAAAAGAACGGTGTTTCGTATTCCGTTCTTGTTTCGTTGCCAGAAACAACTCGATTGGTAGTATTAAACACCGCAATCAGTTATATCAAAAGAGGGATTAGACCAAGCTCGCGGTCAATCGGAAACATGCAACAAGACACGCCATTCTTATGATCGTTGACCAGTGGGGACAAAACTATAAAGCGGCACAAGGCGCAATAACGCACACGGCGGCAAGACCGTTTCAACCTGTGCAAATGAAGGATATTGGTGAGCTTGTGCCATCGCGTGACAGGAAAACGCTTGTTTCATATTCTCGCCGATTGTATTTGAATGAAGGTATTTTGCTTGGTGCAATTCAGCAAAAAGCCATGTATGCAATCGGACGCAGTTGGCAAGCTCAAAGCAAGTCGAAAGATGTTGAATTTAAGCGTGAAGCTGAGGAATTGCTAAACGACGAATGGTATAAAATATGTGATGTGCGCGGAGGACAAAACACGTTTCAGACTAACCTTTATTCTCTTTCTTGTGCCATTGATCGAGACGGTGAAGCGTTTGTTTTATTGACAAAAACAGATGCAGACTATCCGAGAATTCAGCAAATCCCATGTCATCGAATTGCCAATCCAAACGGCATGAATGACGGAAAGATTGCAAATGGTAAATACAAAGGAAAAACGCTTACCGATGGCATTATTTATAGTAATGGCGCACCAATGGCTTATTGCTTCAACGATGAGAAGGGCGATTTGATTCAATACATTGAAGTGCAGAATATGATTCACATCTTCGATCCGTCTTGGCAAGAGCAGGGGCGAGGATTGCCAGCGTTTACGCACGCATTGAACGATTTACGCGACTCTTTGCAGTCTCATGAATGGGAGCGATATGCACAGCTAATGCTTTCTAGTATTGCATTGATTGAGCATAACGAAACAGGATTGCCAGACATCGACGATAACGAGAATATCTTGACCGGAAATGCTTGCACTACTGAAAAGGGAATTATTTCCGAAAACTACCAAGGCGGCACGGTGCGCTATTTCGCAGCGAAAAGCGGCGGAAAATTAGAGACGATCAAGAATGATCGACCCGGCGATATGTGGGAATCTTTCCAGAATCGAATTTATCGCAAAGCACTTGCTGGGATTAACTGGCCATACTCAATGGTATGGCACGCAACAGGACAAGGAACAGCAGAGCGAGCAGATCTTGGACGCGCACAACGAGCAGTTGAAGATCGTCAAGATTTGATCGAATACGCAGCAAGTAGAATTGTCTCATACGTTGTTGCTAAGTTTATCAATCTTGGAAGATTGCCGGTGGCGGATGATTGGTATAAATGGAAGTTCACATACCCTAAAAAAATTACAATTGACGATGGGCGAGTATCAAAAGAGCTGATTGAAATGTGGAAGGGTGGATTCTTAAACCCGCAAGACATTCTCGGATTTCTCGGTAAATCACCAGAGGATCATTTGGATGAGCGCATTTCCTATCTAGTTCAGCAAAAGCTCAAACAAAAAGCAATCAATGAATCAGGAATTGGCATTACAATCGAAGATCGAGAAATGGCAATGCTGACACCTAACGAAACACCAACACAAACAACTTAAAACAATGGCTAACGAAATAACATTCTCAACTTCAATTAGAGCTACTAAAGGCAATGCTTCTGTGAATCAGACTGCAAATATGATCGCCAGCATGACTGGAGGTGACATGATGCAATCAACGCAAAATATCGGGACGACTGCTGAGCTTGTGTCATTTGCTGATATTACTGGCGCACCGCAACTAGTGATGATTCGCAATCTTGACGCAACAAACTTTGTTGAACTAGGCGGCGATTCAGGATTGACTGTTTTCAAGCTAAAGATCGCAGCAGGGAAAGCTTGCTTATTTACTCCATCATCTGCTACGCTTTATGCTAAAGCTAACACAGCATCGGTATCAATCATAACTGTAGCAGTCGAAGAATAATGAAGCCAACGGCAGAAATGGCAAACGAAGCGCGTCAGGGATTGGCTTGGCGTGCAGAATTCAATCGTGGAGGAACTGCGGTTGGAGTTGCTAGGGCGCGTG